ATACTTAGTGTGCCACTTAGTTTGTCTGCTACGGAGCAGTCTACTCTTAGTAAGTCCCCTGTCTCAAGTATAACTTTACCACCTGTCAATAGTTCTAGCGATGAACCTACAGGTATAGGTGCATCTTTAACCAAGAAAGCTGTTCCGTTAGTTGCTCCTCTACCACCACCTGATGTAGTAGATACAAGCTCTACTTCTGTGGTTACTTGAGATGTATTTATGTTTGTGAGTATGAGTCCAATCACCACTGTAGTTGTACTACCAGGAGTTGTGTATATTGTATACGGACTTCCTGCAGCATTTGGCTCGGCAGCGAATGTGACCACTTTAAATGTATTTGCCATGTTATTATCCTAACGCAATTGCAAGTGCTGTTGGGTCATCTGTAGTAAACCCTGCACTAGTTAAATATGTTTTTAAAGTAGTCAATGCTACTTGTTTCATAGTACCGTCATCATTGGTTACTAATCTATCTGCATCTGCTAATGTTATTGCAGAAGCAGACGTATTACCATCCATGATGTTAAGTTCTGCGGCAGTAGACGTTACATTCGTACCACCTATGTCAAGTGTAGTCATAGACACTTCACCTGCTACAGTAGCTATCCCATCTGCTAGTGTAATTAAATCTGTATCATCTGTGTGACCTATTGTAGTGCCATTAACTATTACATTATCTACTGTTAATGTAGTTAGTGTGCCTAACGACGTTACATTAGCTTGAGCCGCAGTTTGTAATGTGCCTGCTAATTGTGTTGCAGTTAATCTACCTGTGCTTGGATTATAAGTTAAATCACCATCACTTTCTAATCCTATATTACCACCATCTACATCACCACCTGCAGTAAATACAATAGCATTATCTTCATTTGTATTTTCATTGTCTGATATTGTAACTGTTGTTGCTACTGCTGCTGTTGTTGCGTTTGTTACTGTGACTCCTGCAATAACTGTATTAAGTGCAGTTCCATTTACTGTTATAGCATCTGCTTCCAATGTACCATCAATATCTGCATCACCTGATATATCTAATTCCGTAGCTGTTAATTTAGCTATCTGTAAGTCTTCAAAACTAGAACCTAACTTTAGTTCAAACTGAGGTCCTGTTGTATTATATGTAAATGTAGCATCATCACCTGAGCCACCTTCTATTGTAATACCTGCACCATTAATAACTGCACTTGTACTATTACCACTATCTAATACAATATTGTGGTCATTTAAATTTACTGTTGTGGAGTTTACAGTAGTTGTTGTTCCTGATACTGTTAAGTTACCTGTAACAGTTAAGTTATCTCCTACAGTTACTTCAGATGTGCCATGACCTAATGTTATAGCTGTGCCTGATATACCTGTGCCTATAGATACTGATTCACTACTATTGCCTGTATCTACAATAAGATAAGCATCTGAGCCTTGTTTAATTGTAAATGCAGTTCCTGAATTGTCTGATACTGCTACGTTAATATCTGTTCCATCTGCACTAATAGAATCAAGTGCAATGTCACCTACATTAGTAATCGCATTATCATTAAAAGATGTAGCACCTAAAGATATTGTACCTGTTGCAGTTAAGTTACTTGACCCAACATCTATTGCACCAAAACCACTTGTTATTGAACCACTATTTAATGCACCGACTGTTGTTACATTTGATAATGTATCTAGTGCAGATTCAAAGTAAGTCTCAAAATCAGTTAATGCAACTTGTTTCATTGTACCTGCATCGTTGACTACAATTCTGTCTGCGTCTGCAAGTGTAGTTGATGATGCTGAAGTATCACCATCCATAATATTTAGTTCTGTAGCTGTTGCATCTACAGCAGCTAGTTTTGTAAAGTCGGCTTGTACTAACCCTGATACACCATCTAATAAGTTAAGTTCTGTAGCTGTGGATGTTACATTTGTTCCACCGATATCTAATGTAGTTACAGATATTTCACCTGCTACTGTTACAAGACCACTCGCTACAGTTATAAGGTCTGTGTCATCTGTGTGTCCAATAGTTGTTCCATTTATAACAACATCATCTATATCTAAAGAACCACCTGTAATCAAACCTGTAGTTGTTATTGTAGATGAACCTGTATCAATCGTACCGAAACCACTTGTTATACTACCAGAGTTTAACGCACCTACTGTTGTAGCTGCCGTAGTTACAAGGTTAGGCATTGCAGTTATTTCATCATCAAAGTAAGCAGACAAGTCAGTGACTGCTACCTGCTTCATTGTACCACCATCATTGAGTACAACTCTGTCTGCATCTGCTACAGTTACAGATGAAGCACTTGTGTCACCATCTAATATGTTTACTTCTGTGGTGGTTACAGTGAGACCATCAAGAACTTCTAATTCTGTTTCAGATATACCTGCACTACCTATTGTTAGTGTGCCTGATATATCTACATTACCATTTATATCAATCGTAGTAGCGGCAAGTTGTATTTCTGTATCAGCTACAAGGTCAAGTTGTCCATCGGTACTTGAATTGATGTATATAGCTGTGTCTCTGAATTGTAGCTTCTCTGTAGAAGCAATAAGTATGTCATCACTAAACTCAAAATAATCCTCGTCTTCTTTCCATAGTAAAACACCATCTGCTGTTTCACCATCAAATGTAATTGTTATATCTGTTCCTGCAGTTCCTGCACCAAAGGTAAGTGTATTACCTAATAGCTTAGTAATAGGACCACCTTCTGCAGTTGTACCATCGTGTGTGTGTCCTGAACTAGATGCAAATGCTGCTAATAATTGATTAAACTCATCATTGGTATGAGCCGCAGTTATTACATCTCCATCTGTGTACGAGGACTGTCTAGTGTATGTATCACCCATTAACGTCTAGCTCCTAATTGATATTCTAATTGAAAACCTTTAAGCGAATATGGTGCAGTTGAACCTCCATCATTTACTCTTAATGCTACAGCAAATCCTGAACCTTCTACTGGTTGTCTAACTAGTGGCTGTGATGCACCACCATATGTAGGTGTTCCATAAACTGATGTACCATATATAGCAACGACATCTGTAGAATCTAATGGATAGGCTGCAGGTCTTGCTGATGAAGCTGCCTCATAGTCATATCTAACAAATAAATCAGCATCTATTGCTGCTTCAGGTTTGTAATTTACAACAACCCTTTGCATATGCTTTCGTATTCCTGGGTCGTCAAAAGTTAAATCTGGACTTCTATATTTACCAAATATTACAGTGCCATCAAAGGTATTTCCTGATTCTTGTCTATATATATAACCTCCTGAGTATGCACCATGTAAAACTATTACATCTCCTTCTGATACAAAATGGTCAGTAGAAGCAGGTCTTATACCTCGTAGTTCAGCAAACTCAAACTTTTGTCCTCTCATAACACATATAATACCTTTAGTTTGATTTTCACCAACATTAGCTTTTGTAAAAAATATTCTATATTGTGTTTTGTCAGGTATAACTATACTGTCAAACTCTGATGCACTGGCTATGTTTTCATTAAATATAGACTGCACATTAGAACTTATAGTGCCTAATTCTACGTCACCAATTCTTGCTGTACCAGCAATAGTTCTTAAACCATCAGGACCTAAGAATATTAAGTCACCTGCAAATTCTTGGATTGTATCTCCATTGATACATCCTATATCTCTTGTTACATCAGAAACTGCAAAGTTTGCAGATGATGTACCTGTTAATTTAAATATCCTAGTTTCGCAGAATATAAACAAATCATCACGGAAAACTTTAAGTCCTGTTATTTCATCATCAACCTTGAAACTGCCTGCTCCTGACCCACTACTAAATGCATCTTCATCAAAGGGTTGACTAAATATCACTTCTTGTTTAGTTGTTGACTTACCTGCATAAAACATATGGTTCTTAAATGATACTACAAACTTAGAACCTGCTACTGAACTTTCACTTATATCTGTTGCAGCTAAACTAGAGTTAAATACTGTAGGTGCATTTGCACCATCCACCACAACTATTTTATCTGTGCCATCAAAGTTAAATCTTTCAAAGTTATACTTTAATGCACCTGTCCTACCACTATCTCGACTGGTCCATGATGAACCTCCAGGAGTAGCACTATATATACTTGTGCCTCTAGCTGCTAAAACTACATCACCAAAGGTTGCTACCATAAGAACTTTTTCTGAAGAGGATGAAGTCTGTGGCACAATAGCTGTTACATATTTAGAAAATCCACTTATTCTTCTGTAGCCTCCTTCAACGTCAGGCTCAAAGTTTTCTAATTCTAATGCTTCCCCTGCTTCCATTAAGAATGTGGATTTGTTTAATACTAAACCTCCTACACAATTAAACGCTGAAGGTTGTGCTCGTGATAAGTCTGCCATTATGTCGTTGTTTCAGTGCTAAAATATCCTGCCATACTTGTTGGTCTTAATACTACTGTGGACCTTACATACTCATACTTATTAACAAGTAAAGTCTGTATATTCTTTATACCTTGTTCAAATCTAGCAAAATTTAATTGATACTGCTCTATTTCTCCACGGTACTGATAAGCGTATGCAGTTGCCCCATCTACTATCACTGGGGCGAATCTATCGGGTATTGTTGTTGTATCTCCATGTGCTGATAAATCAGACGGAAATGTAAAGTAATCAAACTTTAATGTGTAGCCTTTATTTGGAAAAGGGTATAATATAAAATTATTATCTAGTGTTCTTACTATGTGACTAGGTACTCCACCACCAGTAAACTGTGCTACTTGTACGCCACTAGCTATAGAAGCTGCAGTTGTACTGTTAGCCCCTCTAGTGCATCCTGTAAATGTGGTGCTTGACCCTACAGCAGTATAAGTAATTTGTTCATTAGCTATATGTAGTGTGCCTGAAGAATCAAATCCTGATGTACTTGCCACAGTTATAGTTGTAACACTATCGGTATGTGTGGTGCTAGTTGTTGTTGTTACAATGTCATCTTCTTGTTCAACATTATTAGCAATGTATTCGTTATAGGCTAACGTACTTAAGTTTAATCCAGATGTGCCTAAGTCTGAATCTTTTACAATTCTAGCTGTATTATAATCAATGTGTTTAGTAGAAGTTGGTACAGTGTACTTTACTGTGCCTGGAACTAATACTTGACTATTACTGGCATGATTAAATGGGTAACTAAATTCTTTTTGATTGATATATCTTATAGCCTCATTAACTGCATTTTGGGCTTGAACCTGAATACCCCGTGCACTTGAGAAAGTAGACGAGGTCAGTTGTACTTCATTAATTCGTGCAAGCACTGAATTTGTTAATGTAAGATAAGTTTGTGCCATATTGTTTTAAATAATAGGGGACAAAATTAATTGTCCCCATGATTACGCTTTTAAGCTAATTGGTCTCTATCGACTTCGTCAGGCTTATCATCTAAGCCATGACCTGCTAAATCAATAACAGTGGCATACATTCTAAGTCTACCTGTGGCTGGAGCAGCACCTGCAATCTTAGCATCAATAGTATCTGTAGTAGTTACAAATTGAGTGTAAGTTGAAGCCGCGCTTCCCACAATAGTATTAGTCTGACCATTACTACCTGCTGCACAAAAACCTGTAGAGGTTATATCTGCACCATCAATAATGTCATCTCCTGCTGCAAAGTCCATGTCAAGAGTACAACTGCCTGTGAATGCTTTCATCACTTCTGCACCTGCGTTTAGGACTAGAGTATTTGCAGGGATTTCTAACACCTGAAAAATGTCTCCGTCTGAGAAACTACCACCTGCTGCTACTAACGCATCAATATCAAGGTAAGCCTCAATATTTCTCATTACGTGAGTATTCTTAGCTGATGGCATAGCCACGATAGAGTCGGAAGATACACCAGTGGTATCTTTAGAAGTTAAATCAAAAGTTGCCATTTACACCTCCCTACGCTACGTTGTATTTGGCAGTTACGATTGATTCTGGTCTAAGAATCTTTCTGCCATATAAATGCATACCTCTTACGATGTCTGCGAAAGAATCAGGGTCTCTGTAAGACTCTGTCTTTGTTATCTGTGAAGCTGTTGCTACTGATGAAGTATGTCCAGCTACAATAAGACCATAGTTTGAGTTTTGGTTAGCAGAACCTGAAGTTCCTGGTCCTGTACCAACAGCAGGTAAGTTGTTTGACATATAGATATCAAAACCATGTAATGAACCTATTGCCAATCCGCTTCTTAATCCACCTGACTCACCGAAATCTGCATTGAGAAGTCTTGAATCTTCATCTTTTAAGATTTCAACGAAAGTTGGATGTAAAACGAGCCATCTACCTTCTGTGTCTACAAACTGTGTATCTAACAATCTGCCCATTCTTGCAATAACTTGCAATGGTGTAGCAGTTGCTGTTGCCTGAGCTGTAGCACCTGGCATTCTTGGAGCTAATGGGATAGAGTGGTCACCAGCACTACTTGTAGTGATGTTACCAAAGCTATCTTTTCTTAGCTTCATGCTTGTCAATAGTTCATCTGAGCCTGCAGTTGAAACAGCTTTTGTGCCGTTTACGACATCATTAGCAGTTCCTGCTACTGTATTCAGAGAAGATTGCTTGAAACCTGACAAGTAACCAAGTATTTCTTGGTCGTGTTGGTCACGAAGTCTATATCCAGCTCTGTCAGAAGCCATTGATTCAAAGTTAACATGACTGTGAGCTTCCTCAATGTCATCAACTTTGAAAGCAAAATAGTTAGCTTTATCTACGATAAGAGAAAAATCCTCATCGTCTAAGTCTTGTGGTTGAATGTTGACACCACGAGCATATTCTTTTACAGTGATTTCTGGTTCTTTGATAATTTTGACAGTATCACCATAATTCGCAATCTCTCCAAAGTAGTCACTATTTGTGATTGATTCTACTACAGAAGTCTTACGAAAAGCTTGCTGAACCTTTTGGGAATAAATGACAGGACTAAAATTGCCATTAGGTAAATTCCCGTATCCAGCCGCAGTTTGGAAAGCCATATCGTCCTCCTTGGCTAATATTAAAATACGAGTGCATACACAATCAAAAGGCTAGATGCTATTAGGTATCCATAAAGGGGCTAATTCAAACTAGGTAGTTTTTCTTAGTATAAGTCGTGAAAATGTTTTAAGCAGGTAGACATCAAATAGATGGGCTGCTATTTATACATTTTATACCACATAAATTTTAAAAAGTAAAGAAAAATATTATGCTCGTCCGCTGACGTCATAAATAAAGTTACCTGATTGTACAGCTTCCCTTATTTTTTCTTCATTTTTCTCAAACTCGTGCGGCTTCATCTTTGCTACTTCAGACTCTTTAATTTGATTTCCTTGTCCTGATTTAGTAGCAGAAGGGGTGTTGGTACTACCTCTTGTTACAGCTTTTGCTGCATCTTTAGAAGGGTCTGCCTTTTTCTTAGGTGTAGAGGTTATACCCATATCTACTTTATATAAATCAATAGCTCTTGCTGCAGATTTAGAATCACTCTCGTTTTCATATAAAGCCTGTTGAACCCATCTAGGTTGCACTTCAACCCAATCATGAAACTCTTGGTCGTTTCTAATTGTGTCAAAATCAGGATGAATTGTCATCAATTCTGCTTCTGCCATAGCACGAGTAGACTGTGCTTCTCTTTCAGCTATTAACTTCATTCTTTCTTCCAATGTAGAATCTAATTCTTTTGCTTTTTTAGTAGCAATACTTTCTACAATTTTAGCAACATCAGGATACTCCTGAGACCATTGAGCAATCTCTTCATCAGATTTAGGCAACTTTATTTCTTTAGTTGCTGTATCTGTAAGTTGTTGCTTTAATTTAAATATCTCATCTTGATATGACTTCTCTTTCTCTTGAGAGTGTCTACGTAAATCGCCATATCTTTTCTTAAATGTTTTTTCTTCAGGAGCTAAAGCCTCTGTTTCAGCAGCATCTTCTGCTTCTTCTTTGACTTTACCTAAAGCTAAATCTCTATCTTTAATATTTTTTTCTAACTCTAACGCTTCTTTATCATCGTTACGTTTGTATCTTATTGGGGTTTTAACTATTTTTTGTTCTACAGCCATGTCAGCCATACCATTTCTCCTAGGGTTATCGTAGCCATTATTGGGGGATAAGTAGCTAGTAATTAATTCATAAATTATTTTTTATGAACTGCCAATCCTACTAAGTAAACTATAGGATGGATTATTTTACACCAGACATTGCCAATTTTACTGTCTTTAGCTTTGCCTTTTGTTAAAATATGTCTAAGGTGTTTTGTTCTTTCTTTAGCAAGATATGCACCCAGATTAGTTAATATGTTACTATTCTGCATGCCACGAACATAAGGTTTGAATAACCAATGATACCCTATTTCATGTAAGGGTGTCAAGTATTTTTTCTGATAAATGTACCAAGTTTTCATAGCTTGTGCCCAATCATCAAGTTGAGTTTGTCTATACATCTCAGTGCAAACTATTTTAGAGTCTCCTGGACCACTACCAGATTGTTGGGTATCAGCTGAATAACTTGTGCCTGTTGGTCCAGATGTAGCTGTGTCTTGTCCAGCAGTTGCTGAAGATGATGTAGTTCCTCCTGCACCTTCAACTCCTCCCGCACCTTGACCTTGACTTTCAGGGTTAGTTTGGTCAGGACCTGCTTTATCAGCATCAGGGTCATTTATAGGATTACCATTTCTGTCCGTAACATTTGTAGTTGTTCCATTTGAAAAACTAAATGTGCCGTTAGAATTTATACTATATTTGCTACCATTATCTGTTCTTCCTAGTCCTACACTACCTCCATTAGCAGCAACAGCATTTTGTCCCCTATCGGAAAAGTTTTGGTCTACTTCTTGTTGTCCAGGATTTTTACCACTTCCAAATGTCTCCTCAACATCAAATCCTTTTTCTAAAGAAGCTTGTTGTTCAATACTTCGACCTCCATAAGCAGGACCTAAGTTTTGTTGAGATATTCTATCCATCTGTAAATCTTGGGCTACATGAGTTGCTGCTAATCTATCTTCAGGAGTAATAGCATTATTAGCTATAGTATTTAATGCATTTATATTTTGAGTATAACTTTGGTTAGTTCCAGGTTTAGCTCCTGTAGGACCCATCCCTGTAGAAAATTGAGTAGAATACTTATCGTATGCATCTTGATAACTTTGTTTACCCATTACATCCCCAGCTGAAGAAAACTGTCCAAATTCTTGTCTGCCTCCAAAAGGTGTTGTTATTTCAGGTGATATATTACTTGCTACTGTGCCTTTTTCTGCTAAACTTTGTTGTGCTATATCTGTTACATTTGTAACTTGAGGAGCAGACAAACCTTTGGTATTTATATTTTGTTGTGCTGTGGATAACACATTTGAATAATCAATAGGTTGAGTTGTAGGTTTTTCAGTGGCATACGCATTAATAACATCTTGCGTAGGTCTACCCATTGGCATATCTTGAGAACGCATCCCTACTTCACCTCTATAAGAGTTTAATGCAGCAGTAGCAGCTTTTCCTGCCTCTATATTTGCTTTATTATCGTCTAAAAATCCAAAAGCATTGGCAACTGGAGCAAAAGCCGCTAATCCTAATGCTTTTTGTCCAGTGGTTTGTGTGTTTATTAATCCCGTTAGCTCTGGGTTTGGGGCAAAATAATTAGCTCTTCCTGTGGCTAACGCTTCTTTTACGTCTGCTATTCCTGTTATATTTCCACTAAAATCATATTGAATAGCATAATCTTTACCACCAATACTAGTTCTAGCACCTCCCAATCCTGCATCTATTTCAGGGTCGCCTCCTCCTCCGTCACCACTATCTTGTTGAACAACTCTAGTTGGTGCAACTGGAGCAGGGGTATCGTCTGCAGGAGGAGGGGTAGTGTCGTCTCCTGGCTTGTATGTTTGGTTATCAGTATACGAACCTACATTACCAGCACCTACAACAATATTAGGATTAGTTGTTGGACCAAGATTAAGAGCAGCAGGTGTGATTGCCCCAGTTGTAGTAGGAGTAACTATACCCCTATTAATGCTAGGTTGTAATTTATCATCTATACCATCTCTGTTTGTATCTGTAAAACCAGGTGCTCGTACGAATCTAGCGGAGGCTGCTTGTGGAGTAGTTGCTGTTCCAAACTGTCCTAGTGCAGGATTATACTGTGCTTGTTGTTGTGCAATACCTCTAGTTGTAGCAACATTCGGTGCATTCATAATAGTCATACCTGCTTGAGCACTTTTTATATCATTATCAACATACTCAACTTGCCCAGCATCTTCCATCTCACCTAAGCCTTGTAGAGCCTCTCTTCTTAATCCTTCATACATCCCAAGTCCATGATATCTAACTACGTTAGCTGGTACAACTAACTCGCCTTCACTTAGTAATACATGTTGGTCATCTTTAACTTCATCTGCTGTTGCTCCTGGAGGTGGGTCAGCAGGTGTGCCTTTTGATGCTTCTTCATACTCTGGTTCTGTTGAACTCCCTACATCAATTACAACAGCTAATCCTTTACCTTTACCTTTAGACTTTGTACCTCCAGCTTTCATAGCTTTAGGCTGTTCATCTGCAGGCATAACAGGGGGAGTTGCTAACGCAGTTGTCATAGGTGTAGGCATATCAGTATTTATAATACTCATAGGAGTGGCAATACCTTTTTCTTTATCTTGTTTAAGTCTTTGTGAAACTAATTTTAAAGCTTCGTCTCTTGGGTCAGGAACTTTTGGAGCTGCGGCTCTGCCCAGTTTTTTTGTTTGGACTTGTTTATTTCCTACTGGGGGACTGGTCTTCTGTGTCATTGGTGATACACCTAATCCTGCTGGTTCTGTCTTTGCCATACTGTTCTCCTACTTTTCTGCCCTTGCTAAAACTTCATCACGCAAAGTTTTTAATCTGCGTATCTCTTGGATTGCTCCCTGTGCTTTTGCTATGTTGTGAATATCTTCATGTTGTTCTAGTAACTTATGTAGTTCTTCTACTCTGTGATTCATATACACTTCTAATAAATCACTACTCTTCTTGCTATCTACTAAAGGTACAAGTTTCTTAGCTATTTCTTTTATCACTGTCTACCACCTAATAACTGTTGTAGTTGGTCAGCTACGGCAGGTTCTTGTGGAGCTGTAGCAGGATTCTGTGGAGCACTAAATCCTTGTTCGCCAGGAACAGGAGCTTGTCCTACACCTATATTACCTCCACCACCTCCTGATGGGTCAGCAGGATTTACACCTTGAGCTTGTGATTGGTCAGTTGGTAAACCTCCAGCAGCTTTTAGTATCTCTGCTTGTTTAAATGCTTCTCTTTCATCATTAATAAGTTTCTCTGCATCTAAATCCATAGCGTGTCCCAGCTCTCTTAATATAACTGGTATTTTTAAGTATGGTGCAACTGCAGCATTTCCTGACATCTGAAGTAACTGCAGAAGTCTTTGACTTCGTACTTCATTCTTCATAAGACTTTCTGTGCCTCTGGCTTTTATCTCTAAGTCGCCTCTAGCTTCTTTGTCAAAATCAAACTGCATATTAAATGCAAACAATGCTTCTCCAAGTGGTTGCAATAAATAGTCATCTAAGTTCTTTACGACACTCTTAATGCTAAGTTGTGCCGCTCCCATAAGCATACTAATACCAGCCGCAGTTCTACCTGTGCCTGCAACACCAGTTTGTCCATGTGAGTAAGATGGTATACCCGTTGCATCATCAGCTAACGCCCGTGCCTTATCAAACATCATCATATTCTCTGTGCTTACATTTGGATATTTAGTTCCAAACAACGCTTGCCCAGGAGCACCACCTTGTCTTCTAAATACTTTTCCTGGGTATACTTGTAAGTCTTGCCCTGGCACTAAGTTAGTTTCATCAATCTCAAATACTAAGTTTCCTGATAAGACAGCGTTATCAACTGCCATTCTCATAAATCCATTCATAAGTGTTTGAGTATCTGACATATTCTCAGCTAATCCTACACCAAAGAAACTATATGGATTCAACTCAAACGGAGCTGCACAATAAGGAATACGTTTAGGAGTAAATGGATTTATAACTAATCTAAGTATCTTGTTATTACAAACCCATATATTAACCTGTAATGTATCTACATCTTCAAAATCTTTAGGTATCTCTAGTCCAGAACCTTCAGCCATAGTTTTATCTATGTTGCCCCAAAACTCTAATACTTCAAATCTATCTACATCATACTGAGTTTCATTATCTCTTAGGTCTGTCTCCCACCATTTACGTGTATAGTTATATCCCATCTCTGCACACTCATCTACAGAGTCAGTATCAAAGTATGGTCTTTTCTTTAAATTACGTAGCTCTGAGTAACTTAGTTTATGTCTTTCTATAACGTACTCTGCCTCTGACATATTGTTAGCATCATAGTCAGGGTAGAAGTTCCATGTAGAAACTGACTCAACTCGTGGTACAGTTTTACTTTCTGGTGAGTAATTACCTTCCTCATCCCAGTTTGCTCTTTCTTTATCAAAAGCAAAAGGTCCTTTGATAATACCTGTGCCAAACAACGCCATCTCAAATGCAACTGTTCTTAAATGTTTAGATGCATTAGATTCTTCTAACTGGTCAAGAATAGTTTTTTCCATTCTCTTTGCCGCTTTTTGTGCAGGGTAGTATGTTTGAGAGGTAGGGGTTAATCCCTGTCCAGATTTTATTTTCTCTTTTATGCTTTCTAAATCATCTTCAAATGCACCTAATTGCATATCTTGAAGAGATTCTTGCGTAGCTCCCTTTGGTAACTCTTGCCCATCTCCAGGGAAACCATAAACATTATTTAATTCATTTAATGCATTGTCAGGTTCTTTGGGGTCAAAGTTTACAGACTCTGTTACCCCTTCAGGAATACGTGTAGCCTCTACACCTAGTGGGAATCTTTGTCCTGCAAACAATACATCAATAATTTGTCCATAAGCAGCTAAAACTTTTGTTTTAGTTATCTTAATAAAAACTTGTGATTTTTCAGTTTCAGTAAACTGTGTGTCGTTTGTGTATAGTCCTCTATACTGTCTGTATGAGTTAAGCCATCTTTGCTCATCATATAATCGTGCATCTTCTGCAGATTTAAATTTTTCAATAACATAGGCTGCAAGTTCGTCCTTTGGGTCTTTAGGTACGAACACTAAATCTTCTATGTTTTCGTTTTCATGTTCCATGTTTAATATCCAAATACTCTGTCTGCAGGAGTCCATTTCTGTGGCATCGCTGCTGGGTCATAATCAAATATAGACTTTGACCTAGGTCTGGTCATTATACCATAACGTAAAGCATCATACAAATGGTCTTCTGCTTTTGTATCTACATCCTCAGAGTTACTTTTATCTAAAGGTATAATTGGTAACTGTGCAATTAAATTAGTGCAACTGTTAAATATGGTGAGACCTGCCTCTTCTGTAATATCGTCTACTTGTAGTCGTCTATGTATTTCGTTTTTACCTGCTATACGACTACCTTTACTTCTGTCTGCTGGTCGCCAACGACAACCAATTGAAATCATTTGTTCCGCCAAGGAAGGACCTGTATCACCCCTTTTATGCCAACACGAACTGTCGAGTACACCATACGAGATTTGTCCATCGTTTCTTTCCATATCCAAGATAGCAAACGCCAAATCTTTGGCTGTATATTTTGATACATACATTTCACGGTAGACCACAAGTTGCTCAGTAGCTGGGTCAACTGCAAACCATAAGACTGCAGAATAGGAAGAGTACCCATAATCGCACGCCCTAAATTTTCTCCAATTGTCTGGAATTGCAAATACATCCGTAACGTGATATCGCCTATCGAACTCAGAAAAAGCCGCACCTTCTGCAACATCCCAACTTCCCTCCAATAATTGTCTACGTTGTGTCTCTGGTAGAGATAACAACATCGCTTCATAATCCCCCTGCTCATATAAAAATGGATTATCCATTAACTTAGCAGGAATGAATCTTCTCCTAAACAAAGGTTGCTCTGCCTTTGAATGGTGTTTAGGGTACTTTAAAGTTTCCCCAGTCGTAATATCTGTTGCCCAAAACGGCTTACCCGCTGGAGCAGGGTCAATGAACATTTTTTTGACCCAGTTGTGCCCTGGTCCTCCAGGGTTTGTCGTACCTCGCATGTAAACGGGGAGTGACGGGTCTGCAGTTCTAAGGCGCGAACGTAAATAATCCCAAGCATATGGTGTCGGATACTGTGTTAATTCGTCAAAACCAATATAAGTGAATGCTTGTCCTTGGTATCTTAGAACGTCTTTTTCTTGTTCAAGATATGTCATCCATATTCTAGCACCAGACGGGAAAGTCCATTGGCTTTTTTTCTCCATCCATTTAGCCCCAGGGAAAGCCTGAGGATACATTTCCTGAGATTTGTGTATAATCTCCCTAAGTTCGTCATTTGTACGTCTTAATATAAGAGCGTTCATATTTGGATTATTGCAGTAACGTAGTGGGTCTACTATCAGACTATACGTCTTGCCACCCCCAGCTGCTCCTCCATATAATACTTCTCGTTCTGGTGCAGCTAAAAAATTTGTCTGTGGTCCTGGGTTTGGCTTGAATAATACTTCTTGGCTTGATTCCTCCTCGACAGGATAAGCTTCAGGTAAACTCTCTGTAGCTTTCTCTGCAATGTCATTATCTTCTGTACTCCTAGCTATCTTAGCTATTTTACGTTGTGCTATGTTTAAACGCACACGTGCAGACCTTTGTTGTTTTTTAGCTTTAACTAAGTCTTTTTCTTCTTTAGTTAAAGGCTTGGGCTTTGATGTTGCCTTCAGCTTGGGTCTTGGCAATGCGGCTTTTTTGTTCAGCATACCTTCGTCTATCTGTTTTGTCTGTCTTTATACGCTTCCATAATCCCATCGGAGTTATGCTACGTCCTGTATATTCTGACAGCCATCTTGCTACTTCTGGATAAGATGACTCTTTTAAATAATCTTCTGCCATGGATAGAGCTTCTAATTGCTCTTCTATTGGCTCTAATAAATGTGGGTCGATGCTGTTTGCTTCGTATCCCCAAGGAACTGTTGGACCTTTTAAAGTAGTGTATCTACTAGTTGGATTGAGTTTCTGTGCTATCTTCATCTGTCTTTGCTGGTAAGATAAATACGCCCATAGGTTTATCTGATGTGACGTTGAGCTTTTCTACTTTGGATAATCCTACCCTATCAAGTATTTGTTGAGAAGCTGCTAGTCTTTCTCTATTGCCTATAGCTGATGGGTCATCTATAACTCCCACCATTGATAATACGGCTTTAGGAGCATTGACTGCCATCTCTAATTCTGCTCTTTCTATTATATGCTTTCGCACTGAGTTAATAATATGATGTGGGTTAGTTGACTCTGAGTATCCTGCAATCTTCATAGCTTTAGCATGATTACCTTTAGCAGGACCAAACAAAGCATCTAAGAATTTATTTTGTAATTCTGTTAATTCTTTATGCACGAGGATTCTTCTTTCTAGCTGTTTTGGTTCTAGCAAAAGAACGATTTTTGCTTTTTGATTTTACAGATAATTTACTCTTCTTATTATTCATAGGATTACCTGTGGTATGATGTACGTCTTTGCCATCACCTTTAGTGACTCGACCACGTTTAGCCATTATAGCTCTAGCTGCATTACGTGAAGCTCTTCGCTTTTTTTGCTTTGGCTTTCCGTGATACCTGTCGTACTCTTTTCTGTAATTTCTATTCATGTCTTCTTGCGTGTTGTTTTTCTTTTTCTACCTGAAGCAGTAACAGACCACTTAACAGCTTTAGGACCTGTCTTCTTTTTAGCTTCCTGTTTACTTATTCTACCTGCAACGGCTTTTGGTCTACAAGCAGGATAAGGTCGTGACTTCTTTTCTTTGCCTGACCGACCACACTTTTTGCCAGTCTTAACATCACGCCAATCTTCTTTAAACCATTTAGTTAAGCCGCCTTTGGGTTTAGCCATTAGGAGTATCCACCACCACGCTTCTTATAGGTACGCACAAGCCAGGCATTTGCGTACGCACTTGGGTATACCTTGAACTTACGTTTAGCTTCTGCTTTTACTGAAGCGTATAACTTTGGGTTAGATGGTTTTGCACCACCCTTTTTTGCTTTCTTCTTTGCTGCCATGTGATACTCCTTTTACATGCATAAGTCTTCATACTTGGTTGTATAAAGTCTGTGTTTTGCTAATTCTCTAGCACTCGTGATTCCTATTCTACTATTATGTCTTAGGATTTTTAATAACCAATTTATCATATGCTTCCTTAATCTCTTCTATAGTTCTCTTACATCCAATACAAATATCATCTTCAAGTTTACATACGCCTATGCAAGGTGTTAAAGTTTCCCTGTCCATTTACCAACAATCCAAGCTAGTAACCCTGCAAAGAATAGTACGAATATAAAAGCTATACCATAACCAAAATATTCCATTAACTCTGCTTGTCTTCTCTCTGCCATCTTCTCTTGATAGCGTCTTGACTTTCTTGCTTCAGCTTGGAAAGCCTGCCAATCTTGCCATAAGCCAGGTCTGCCTATGTATATCATCATCTTCTTGAGTTCTTCTTCTTTTTCTTTTATCTGCTCAAGAGCCATGAACTCTTCTAAATCAGAACTCCCCCCTTTGGCTTTTTGTTTACTTGCTTTCTTTTCCAATTGTTCCTTTGAAAATACAAAATCAGATATCTGTTTAGCACACCCTGTAAGTTCTTTTCCGTTGGATACAAAACTTTTGATTACACTGAAAGCTGCATTTGCTGCTGCGAGTTCTGCTAACATTATCTTTTCCTTATGGGTTTACAATATGCTGTTATTCTTAGATTAGGTCCTTCCTGTTGTGGTATTGAAGGTTGTTTTGTTAATCTCTCTGCAAAATACAAACATCTATCTATATCCTGGAAAGTTTGTGTTTGGTCTACTACTCTTATTCCCATCATAAACACCAACACAAACTCAATCATTAATTAATAAAATCCAACTCCAGTTGTTCTTCAGTGGATTTTTCTTCGTGGCAATCGCAGTTACACTCGTCACAATCGCAATCATAACATTCGCAAGTCTCGCATCTATTTTTTCTTTTTTCGTTCATGTGCCCTCTTTAGACTTTCTTTAGCTACTTTTGCTATTTTAACTACTTCGGTTTTACCCATAACCTTGGCACGTTGTTCCATAACTGTTAGGATTTGTATCTTTCGTGCATAAGGTTTATTAACTTTTCTAACTTTTGCGACTGTCGCTCTAGCATCTGCTGGAGTAGCAAATTTAATTCTAACTGTGTCCTTAGGGTTTTCATCAGTATATAAACGTCTATCCGACCCCTTTGGCTTTTTCCCTGTTCCAACTTTAGGGTCACTTTTTTTTCTTTTTGCTGCCATCTGAATATAAGTTATTAAAAGTTATTGTAGGGTCTAAGTAAGTTTCATGTGACTCTGCAGAGTGTGTCCACTGTGAAGGGCTAAAATCTGGTGCACCTTCTCCAGTTCTCCATAGTGCAGGACTTGTTGCTCTAACTCTGTTGTTAGGTAAAGCTACAATATTACCTGTCCATTTACCTGCATCAGTTAAGTACAATACATGAGACTGCTTATGTTGTGCTGGGTCATCTGCAATGTCATTCTCTGTGTAGTCAACTGTAAATAAATACTTACCTTTATGGAACTGATTATCAATCTTACATAGCCATGGAGAAGAGCTGACTCTATCCATAACTACAACACTATGTGTTCTTGATTCGCAATCCCATGGTTGACACAAATGGTCTTCCATAGGTTCTGCCCATTCTTCTACAGGTATATCTGCGACTAGGGCTTGTATAGGCATCCTTGCCCACATTGCTCCTCCATGCACATTCGCATCAGGACCATCTTCTCGGTCTACTTCGCAACCAGTGAAAACAACTTGGAAGCTTAAAGACCTATCTGGGATTGTGTTTACGGCTATAACCATAGCATGAAGAAACTCTCCATGGTACTTTTGATGGTTGCACGTAAACTCCCTACGTACCCAGCACTTAAAATGGGGTACGTTACTTATGAGATACGGCATTACTTACGTCTTATTGCTCCACCCCTGGCATATCCCTTAGTCATCTTAGAGCCGCCCATTTTCATTTTAGTCTTAGCTCCACCACGAGCCATGCCCTTGGTCATTTTCATTCCACCACTCTGCATTTTCTTGATTGGCTTCTTTTTCTTCTTGCCACCATTAGCAGCACCTTTAGTATGTTTAGCCATTAGTATCTCCTTATATAGCTATCTTCTTCTTCTTTTGCTTACCTAGCAAATCCATACTTTTGTATGGGGTCTTCTTATTTATGTTATCAGGATGCTCTTCTTTCATCCCAAGTCCAAGTCCTAAGAATGAATCTTTTTTTGCTTTTCTGAATTTTCTTAAATCTTTTGCTTTTCTATCTCTTGGTCTCATAGCCTGTTTAAGTGGCATAGAAGACTGTTCTTTCTTAGGTTTTATCACAGGAGTTTTAAATTCATACTTACCCATAAGTTCCGATGTAAATGTATCTCGGCTACTTTGTCCTACATCAGGAGCAAACTCGCTCATTCTTTTACCCCCTGGGAAGTATTTACCTCCGTCAGGTAATTCAATCATACCTGCCCCTTTCTTTAATCTAGGCACATTAGTTGGTAATTCCATGATATGCTTTTTATTCATTTACTCTTAATCTTTGCGATACCTATTGCTAAACCACTTTTAGCTTTCTTAGTTTTCTGTTCTTTCATACTTTTCTCAATAGCTTTTTGTCTAGCTGTTTCGTATCCAGACATCTTGCCATCTTTATCAAGGTCTCCTAATAAAGCACCTCTCATTAATCTTGGTACGTTAGTTGGTATTTCCATAATGGATTTCTTAGGAAGTTTAGCAGCTCCCATTTTATTTTTAGGCACTCCTTGATTTTGAAACATCTTAATAACTTTATCATCAGACATTGATTTAGGTAGTCCCATTCTAAATCTGTACATATCCGCTAAATCTTTTTTGCTAGTATCTTTACGTAACTTCATCTTACTTGTATCAATTTTATCATCTTTGCCAATTTTACTAACAGCCTCTTTTGACTCAGTCATAAATTTTCTATCTTTAGCTTTTATTAAATCTTCATTTGTAATTTTTTCCATTACGCTGGTGCTCCTAGTTTATTAATGCGTGTTATAGCCGCTCTGCTCTCTATGTTGGTATTTCACTAATCATTTGTTTTTCAACACGACTTATAAGACGTTGTGCTCTTTCGGGTGTCTGCCATCTCCACGTGCTGTCGTGCATCTCATCTGCCATACTTGACCAATCCAAATTTTCTACAGCAGCAATCATCTTTTTAAATTTAGATAAACGAGGTCTACCTAATTGAAAGCACATATTCGCAAGTACTAATTGTATCTCATCAGGTAAGTCATCAAATTGAGAGAACAATAACTTACAATCTTTTATAGTTGTTTTTATGTCACTCTCAAACCAATCATTTACTTGTTCATTTGGTACTTTAGTTCCTATAGGCTTATCATAGTACTCTATATCCCATTCAGTGATAAGGTGACCAATTCCTCCAGTTAAATGCCCAAGTGAGCAGTTATAGGTTTCGTATTTGATACCTTCATCATTTGCTAATTCATCTTGTAGTGTAATTAAATTCATTTACTTCTTCTTGAACATCTTTGCAGCTTGTCCAACTCCTTTGATTCCAAAACTTGCACTAATTGCAATATATAATAAGTACTGATACCACTCTGGAAGAGTTGCCAGTATTGTGAATCCATGTTCAACATATTCCGTCATCCCTGGAATAAAAACTAAAATTGCTGGGGTGAGTAGCACCACTAACGCAAATTCGTCTTTCCAAGAATCCACAGTAGCATCTGCCATCTTACCTTCCCATGCAACCTCACCTGCTGCAACTTTCTCTGCAACAGTAGCACGAGCACGAGCCTCTGCGACCTTAGCTTGTCCTTCTGCCTTTGTCTTCTCGACTTTGTTCTCAAACCAAGTCCCAGCTAAACTAGCTATAGGTCCAATTAATGCACTGAGCACTATATTCTCCCCTGTGACTTATGTAGTAATTTTACATAACGTCTATAACAATTATTGCTAATCTTATTAAGTACCTTAAATAATCTAAAGTTTAATTCTATTAACACTTCCATCTTCTCCTTGCTTGTCGTAAACGACTATTAGGATTCTTAGCTGCCTTTGGAAACTTCTTCATCTGTCCTGCACTTCTAGCACAAAATGACTTTCTTCTTTTAGCTGCTTTACTTCCTGGTTTTACTTTACCTGTAACGGCAGTCTTTAATTTACTGCCAGGGTTATCTCTTCGATACTTAGCCACACCTTTTTTGGTCATACCAGCACCAGACTTAGTTGGTCGCTTATGTCCGCCCTTTATAGTGTGCCCTTTCATCCCTGCCATTAGATATTCTTCTTATCAACTCTTTTATCTAAGGGGTCTACACATTTATACTTCATAGCCACGTAATTAGGCATATGTTCTGGTAAATCCCTAGCTATCTCATACGCTCTTTGTACACATTGCTTATGCGTCTCATATGGTCCATACAAATCCTCTAGTGCTTGACATATGTTTGGATTTGTTGATAAACATACTAATACAAGTGTCTTAAACATTCTTCTTCCTAAAAATAATGGGCGAGACCGACATTAGTATAATCTCGCCCTAAACTTGAGTAACTGCATCGAACCCCGCAGGAATAAGTACAGTATCAAGCTGCTCTGTGACGATAGAGATTACTCTCTATACATACTGCGACATACCCTCCGCTACCAATGCCTTTTCTATATCCTCAACGCTGAAGTCTTTCCCAGTACGTCCTTTTAAAGCCGCACGTATGTAAATAACGTGATGGCTTGGTATATGTGTTTTAAATCTACCATATTTTTCATATTCATAGCAGATTTGCTCTAATAAAGAACCAAATTGTGGTTGTACAGTCATAATATACATATTATACCACATAATGATGAAATTGTACATAAATTAGTGTCAATGAAAATTTATTTTTATTTAGGGGGTTGACAAGGTGGTCAAAAGTTGGTATAAAATCCATGTTTTTCTTTTTTTCCCCTTTTTTTCTTTTTCAGGTTAACATTATAGGCTTCTTCGGAAGCTTTTTTTGTCTCTGGAGTAGCCCCCTTAGAGATTATGGTCGAGATATTTAGGAAAAACACAAATACACCCAAGAGATACTTTAAAAAAGAGTACAAATCTCCCTTAAAGTATCAACGAGGAGAATATGTCGTCAAGAAAGCCCCCCAAAGGACGAAACCCGATAGTGATGCAGTTGCCCTTATGCAGAAACTACGTGCAGAAGAACAAAAAGAGAGTAATCCCCCGAAAAAGAAAAGGAAACGAGCTACTAAAGACCCCTGGTATAAGGGACTAACCCGTTGATTTTACTACAGAAGCTCCTATATGGGGCTTTTTTTGTGTCTAAAGTAAGTAGCCGCCCTCTGGTATATAGAACTATTTACCCAATCTCGGGTCATTTCTGTACACGTGTACGTGCAGACCCCCCCTGGGTCATGCGTGTCGCAATATGTCACACAAATTTTACGTAATAAAATCAACGTATTAACTAAGATAATGCCATTTATAGCCTTGTACAGCGACTAATATTTTTTTTCGGTCAGCCTAGGCGTTTTTTTTAAACCTGCTATGTATAAAAAGATTATAGGACTATGCAGGCATATGTGATTTGTGCATAACATAAAGACCTAACGTACTTGTTGCAATAATGCCACAGTATTTGTTGCAAAAATATCACGGGGTGATA